ATGACCCAAAGATATAAGCTTACTAAAACATTTATCGATAGCATCCCGCTCGAAGAAAGCGGAAGTAAATTTTATCGTGACTCAGTTACTATTGGTTTTGGTTTAATTGCAACAAAGTCGAAAACCTATTTTGTTGAAACGAGAATGCCCGATGGCCGAAACAAAAGGAAGTCTATTGGTAAACATGGTGTTTATACTCTTGAGCAAGCACGCACTGAAGCTAAAAAAATATTGTTAATGATGCATCAGGGTATTGATCCAGTTGCTCAAAAAAGACAATTAAAGAATGACTTTAAATCCGAAAAAGAAGCAAATGAATTAATCCCTACACTTGAACAAGCCTATGAAGTCTACAAAAGTAAAAAAAAGCTAAGCGCTAATACGATTGATGCTTATGACCGATGTGCCAATGATTATTTTAAAGATTGGAAAAACATCAAAATTACTGAAATTTCTCAGAAAATGACTTTAAACAAGCATATGGATTTATCTGTGCGGAGTTTAGCTCAGGCAAATCTTGCAATGAAGTTTTTATCAGCTGTCTACAACTTCAATGCCTCAATTCTATATAACGATAATGATGAAAAAATTATCACTGAAAAAAGCCCTGTAGGGGTTATTTATAAAGAGAAGAAATGGAACAAGATAAAACGTCGTAAGGGGTATATTCGAGCAGACCAGATCCATGACTGGTCACTTGCCGTGTGTACGAACTGGTGGTCAGGCAATCAAAATTTAAATCATCGCGCATACACAAATCAGGACTTCTTACTTCTATTGATCCTAACCGGATTCCGAAGAGAAGAAGGTGAAACACTGGAATGGGCAAATGTTGACTTAAAATATGGAACTATAAAAATTCAGGATCCCAAAAATCATGAAGATCTACTTCTCCCCATGGGAGAAATGCTTTGGTATATCTTGTCAGAACGCAAAAAACTTGCTGGCAATAATAAATACGTTTTCGCTGGTGATACGCTTGATTCACATATCGTTGATAAGCGTGAAGCTCGTCATACGATAACTGAAGCAACTGGCATTGAATTTACATTTCACGACTTGCGGAGAACCTTCGGAACTATCGCAAATAGTCTAGCGATTGGTAGTTACACAATTAAAAAACTCATCAATCACATGGTTGGTGATGATGACAACGATGTAACCGATGGGTATGTGCAGGTAACTTTTGATGATCTTCGCAAAGCTATGAATATGATTGAAAATGTTGTGTTATCGGATGTTTCAAAAGCTTTGATAAAAAACCGAATCTACTTTGAACAAAAATCAATAAGGAATATGAAAGAAAAATGGCTTGAGCATAACAATATTATTATAAGCAGATATTGTGAATAGTTGGGCTAGTTAAGATGGTCTTAAATTTTAAATCAGTTACTAAAAACTTGGGGTTAGCAAATGAAAGATTGGGTCTATTTTTATATCGAACATACAATTAAGTATGGCGAACCGTTCTACAAAGAAATCGGCTGGTCTTTAGGCTTGGAGAATAATTATATAGTTATGAGTATGATACGAAGCTAAACAAAAAACGAAGTAATGATGGAAAGACCCTGTTTATAGTTGGGCAATACCTATTATCCAATGCATAAATTTTTAAGGATACTATGAAAGAGTTTCTATGTGACCTACTAATTTTAATTAAAAAATTGATTACTTTCAGGAATATAGTATATGGTTTTACCTTATACTTTTTTTATATTCTCGCTAATATAGTTTTTTTCCCCACTGGAGCTTCAAATTCGTTTAGTTGGGGAAATCTACATATCAATTTCGAGTCTATTAATCTTGGTGAACTAGGTAGCTTATTATCTGGTATTTTTGCTCCACTAGCCTTTTTATGGCTTGTGCTGAATATGAAACAACAAGACCATAATTTAAAAATTGCAGAAGAACAATTAAATATATTATTAAAAGATAAGGAAAATAGACGAAAAGCCACTAGAGCTTTTTTTTCTATGAGTAGCACTGAACCAGAACCTGAAATTTTAAATGAGGAATATATATTATTTAAAATCAAAATAACTTCTGATGAGCCTCTAAAAGACTGTTTTACTGATGGATTTGAGAAAAAAGAGCTATTTTATTTAGCTCATAATATACAAGAAGGTGAGAAATACATTTCTCTAATGAAAAAGAACTTTCGTAAAGATGAAGAGTTTTATTTATATATAATTATTCATGTCGAAAATCTTACTAAAATAAATAAGACTGTTCATAACAGCATAATTTTCCATTATTTAGATATAGATGGATATGAACAATCTCAGAAGATTAATATAAATTTCTATAGGTTTAATAAAGATGAGCCTATTGTTGATGGTACACCTTCAGTTTTAGAATGTGGAATAATTTATCCTTATCCAGAAATAAATAAAGAATAATATGTGCTCAAACTACCAACCAATCGAAAAAGATAGAATTCACCTGCTGGATCTGTTTGAGCCAACATTTGAATATAAATCTCACATATACCCTAACTATGAAGCTCCCCTTTTATTCTCAAAAAAAGAACAAATGGAATGGCGCTTGGCTAGATTTGGCTTGGTAGCACCATGGGTAGAAGACTTAAAGAAAGTTAGAAATACATATAATGCCAGAACTGAGACTGTGGCAACTAAGCCTAGCTTTAAAAACGCATGGAAGAAAAATCAATTTTGCTTAATACCGGCAGAGGTAATCTTTGAACCGAAGTATATTAATGATAAGCCTGAATGGTGGGGAATTCATCGGAAAGATGATATGCCTTTCACTATTGCCGGAATTTATGAATATGCTGTAGTCAACGGCGAAGAAATCAGATCTATGAGCATGCTCACAATTAATTCTGACCACCACCCTTTCATGAAGCAGTTCCATGCGCCCACAGATGAAAAGCGCTCTATTATTGTTATTCCACCTGAACTAAGAGATGACTGGCTGCACTGTAAACATGAAGAAGCTAAGGAATTTTTCTTAGATATGCCTGCTGATGAGTTCGTAGCACAACCTAGATCAGAATTGAAGAAATTCCGACCAAACGCACAATAAAGAGCGACAAGTTACGACTAGTCATTATTTATCCACAAGTTTTTAAATTTGAAATTTAACTAAGCTCTAGCATATCATCTTGAATATGTTACAAATTCAAGTTAGGGGATATTCTATGAGCGAAATTGCACCATCCATTATTCAGATAAAACCATATCTACAAAGTAGTATTGTTTTATCTGAAGCCTTATCAATCAAGCAAGTTATACCAACCACTCACATGCTTGTCCCCTATGCTCTAGAGAAGATTTCAGCAGGTTTTCCCAGCCCAGCACAAGATTACATCGACAAAGCTCTCGATATGAACGAGCACTTAATAAAAAATGAAACCGCAACGTTTATTGTCAAAGTCGCTTCGCTCTCAATGCTCAACGCTGGCATCGACATTGATGACGAGCTCATTGTTGATCGTAGCTTAGATGCTAAACACGGCGATATTGTCGTGGCACTAATCGATAATGATTTTACAGTTAAGCGCCTAATGATCGATGAAAAAGGCCAATGGCTCAAAGCCGAAAATCCAGAATATAAAAATATTTATCTTTCGGAAGGACAAGAATTAATAATTTGGGGCGTTGTCACATGCATTATTAAAATGATAAGAAATAAGTCATGAAACATGAGAACAAAGTCTTCTTTCTCATCGATGTAAATAACATGTACGTTTCATGTGAGAGAGTCTTTGACCCATCTTTGAATGATAAGCCCGTTATTGTGCTCAGCAATAATGACGGTTGCGCCGTAGCGCGTAGCAATGAGTCAAAAGCGTTAGGCATTAAAATGGGTGTTCCACTTTTTCAAATTAAAGACATTGTTCAGCAACATAATATCATAGTGCTATCAAGCAACTATGCCATGTATGCAGAAATGTCACGTCGCTTTCATAAGATACTTGCTTCCTATGTAACAGATGAAGAAGTTGAGCCCTACTCAATAGATGAATGCTTTGTTGATTTCACAGCTTATGAGAAACACTTTAATTTAGAAAAGGTTGGCCAAGAGATGCGCCAACAAATATGGAAATGGCTCGGCTTACCAGTTTGTGTCGGTATTGGTAGAAGTAAAACAGAATCTAAAATTGCAAATCACATTGCAAAGAAAAACCCCGCATTTAACAGTGTGTGCGATCTGGTGTCCATGGATCCGTGCAACAAAGAATACTACTTCGCACAGATTGATGTTTCAGAGGTTTGGGGTGTAGGCCGTAAACACTCAAAGAAATTACAATCAATGGGCATTAATACTGTTTTAGATCTGGCCTGTGCAGAACCTCGAGAGATGCAGAAAAAGTTTTCAATTGTGATGGCCAGAACAATCTACGAGCTTCAGGGTATCTCATGCATAGAGATCGAGCACACTCCCCCTTCAAAGAAGCAGATTGTTGCTTCTAGATCTTTCGGTGGTCGCGTAACTGAACTCAATGACCTGAAAGAAGCTATCTCAATGTATGCTCAAGATGCGTGTAAAAGATTACGTGATGAAGAATTGTTATGCGGATGTATGATTGCTTTCGTACAGTCAAATCCTTTTGACACAAATGTGCCGTTTTATAATAAATCAATTACAGGCTCTTTTTCAGAACCGACTGACTGCGCGGTTGATTTTGTTAGAGCTGCGACAAGGATGTTGAACGATATCTACAAAGAAGGAATTAAATATAAAAAATGTGGTGTTGTGCTGACAGGTCTTGAGCCAAAATCTGGCCATACCTATGACCTTTTGACTGACTTTGAAATGATAGAAAAGAAAGAACAATTGATGAAGGCGTTAGATAACGTGCATACAAAGTTTGGAAAGAAAAAATTAGGGGTCGGACCGTGTTTTGTCCCTGGTCGAAACTGGTCGATGTCGAGAGATAAACTTAGTAGAAATCCATTTAAGTGGGATGAGCTACCACTGATCAAGAAATGAGAAAATATTTGCTCAAAACTATATAAATTCTATGTAGTTTATGCACAACTTTGCCCAATTAAAATTCATAACCTATTTGTCACTTACCTTGTACTGATAATCTAATGCTAAAGAGATAGAAACAATCAATTAAAAAAAATTTAATAATAAATATAAACTATTGATTATTTTATATTTAAATGTTCAACTGAGAGTTAATTAAAAAATCTTTGGTATACTTATGAAAATTAAAACACCTGAACATCATAGACTAATGGTTACTAATCATCTTAATAGTCTTTTTTCAAGACATGAATTTTTCTTAAAGAAAATTATAGAATGTTGTAGTGAAACTAAAAGAAATTGGGGAACACAACAAGAGGATAAAATGCCTGAACTAAATCATTATTTTGATGCGTATCTTAATTCATTTCAATCAATTAAAGATAGCTTAAAAACTGCTTTGAATGAAAAAATTGAATGGAGCTTTTTTGAAGGTATTCCTTATAGAAAATTTATGAAAGAGGCACGGAATGCCTCAACCCACGATGGTTTTTCAATTATCAACAGCACAATTGATGGTAAATACTATATATCTAAAGATATTATAAGATTTCATGAAAAAAAATTAATTATCATTGACGTTCCAAATGAAGATATTGAATATATCTGTACACATTTTAGCTACTATCTTTTTAATAAAATTAAAAATTTACTCAGTACAAATAAATCAAATCTACCTAAAACCACAATTGAAGATATTAAAAACCAGCTAAATCCAAATAGTTTTAAAATTTTAATTCCTGAAGAGGTGAAGTACATGATGAATAATGCACTAAAAAATGACGAGTTAATCAATAAAATTCATCAAATATTTATCCATGATAATACACAGAATGAATATCCCAGTATTAACAATATTTTAAATGTTTGTAAAAATTATATAAATATTTAAATATATTTTTCAAATCAAAGGTTACTCTGGAAAAATCATTTTTTTCATACGAGCTGCGTAAACTGAAAGAAATACACAAGATTAAATAAACTAGTCAAAACTGTTCCTTGTAGAGGGGTAGCTTTCGTAGAACTTGATTTAAGTGTGATGAATTGCTCATCACAATGAATTAGAATACTTTTATTTTTAGAAGCTAAAATGAAACAAGATATACGCCTATTATTAATTAATACATGTGGATGGATTGCTACTTTGACAGTATTAATTTTCTTTTTTACTTTATTATTATTTTCCTATAATCAAATTACAGAGCCACTAAAAGAATCATGGTCTATTACTTTTAGTGCATTTTCTGCTTTCACAACACTTGGAGCCGCGATAATCGCAGCTAGTTTATTCAATGATTGGCGCTCTCAACAACAGCATCAAAATGCAGTGCAATTTGGATTGTATGTTTATGATAGCTTCAAATTATTAGACAAACATCTGACTGAACTAGATAATGATCTATTTTATTTCTATGTGGATCAAAAAGATTTTGAAAAGCTAGAAAGCGAATTTAATGTAATAAAAAGTACACTCGAAAAAAGATCTGATGAATTAATGAAACTCTCTGCAAAATTTGAGGAAGCTTACATTAATTATTGCATTGTGTGTGGTAAAGAGGATCAAATTACATCAGACTTAGAAGAGACTTCTGAGGATATATATAAATATTCACTTATACTAGATGAGATTTTTTTGGAAACTGATAGAACTAAAATAAGAGAAAATATTACTTTACTTACAACAGATCCTCTTAGTGAAATAGGAACAAAAATATATAATTTTCATATAAAGAACATTTTAGGCAGTATATGCCTTAAATAATTTTAGGTAGATATTAAAAGTCACAATATTATCGATAATATTGGCTGTGCATCCTGAAAGCAGAATGCGCAGCAATACTAAATCTATTCTCATGAAATACGATTAGAGATCCAGCCATAGAAAAACTGTTCTTGTGAAGGATTACGTTCACAGATTTCAATGTAACGTTGACCTTGCATGATATTCAGCACACGTACTAAAACTTTCTCACCTTCTTTGCCACGCTTAGCCAGAAAAGTTTTTAGAGCATTTAAAGTCACTGAACCGTAAACCCCATCAATTTCAAGATCTTGAAAACCTGCTTTACCTTGGTTATTCAGTAGGTTTAAAGCACGTTGTAAAAGAGGTTTTGTAAAGCTGGTACCACAATTTACACCGGTGTCTAAAAGCTCTTCAGCAATTGCTGAACTGATCGTATTTACTTGGTCAAAACGAGGAGCAGTCCAGTACTGCTTCTTATAAATAGCTTTGGCCGCTTCAAGTGGTAAATCTTTCATGTTGCCCTTAAAGCCATTTGTACGCGCTACTGCTTCAGTAATACCGAATTTGGTAGCACCTCCTCGATCCGCAGGATTATTTACATACCCACCTTCTCGTTTAATCAATTCATCAAGATATTGTTCGATATTCATTTTTAATCTCCTTTAACTTCTTTTTTTAACTCTTTGACAACTTCCACGATGTTCTTACCCTCACGCTGATTAATAAAATTAGCCGTGATCCTGACGATGAACCAACCGGGTAATCCACACGCAAAGAAAAACCCACCGAGTGCAAGAACGCCCCAGACATTGTTTACCCACTCATGTAGACCAAACTTCATAATAAAAAATGATCCGCCTGTGATACTTGAAACCACGGTACAAATCAGTCCTACGGCCCACTCTTGAGGGTTCTTAGGCATCCGTATCATCATCACAACAAGTGCAATAAGAGCCGTACTTAGAATGACGACAATGGCCATTCCATAAATTTTAAAAAATGCGCTTGCGCCTGCTGTGCTAATAGGTTCAGCCATGACTGGCTCCTTTAATTTAGGAATAAAAAAAGCACCCGTTTGGGTGCCAAGAATCGAAAAATAATACTTAGTAAAAAGCCCTGATTATTCAGGGCTTTTAAGTTCTTAGAACAATTTGAGGTGGTGCGGGGTATGCATATGCATTTCTTGCAAACTCAGTGATAGCTTTCACATCACTATATCGATTGACATCGGATGAGGAGCCCGCCGTTACAGCAATACCAGTATAACCATTTTTGAGCCGAACAAATAACAGCATGTTATAAATTGATGGAGCAAGAGTTCCAGTCTTACCACCAATCGCCCAGGGCTCGCCACTTACCACCGGATCTACTGAGCTATCAATAACAATGCTTCTTGGATTGCTACCCTGAATGTTAATTGTGTGTTTTAACTGACCCCAAATAGAAAGCATAGTTGCATTCTTACTCGCGTATACACCTAATTTAAGTAAGTCATTTACAGTCGAAACATGCCCGGTTGCAGCTAAGCCATGTGGGTTTTTAAAAGTGGAACCAGTCATAGCCAAATCAGTGGCTTTACTATTCATTCTTGAAATGAACGTTGCTGTGTCACCACCTAAGTAAGCTCCAACGCTTCTGGCCACCAGATTCGCCGATGTGTTGCTTGAAGGAAGCATCATATTAAAGAGAGCATCAAGTAAAGTGATTTGATCACCTTCAAGCAAATTGTTTCCACTACCAGTCACAATATCGCCAACCGCTACAGTTAATAATGCACTCAAACTCATGCCAGACTCTAAAGCAACAATTACAGACATAACTTTCGTAACTGAAGCTGGAGCAATTGAAGTGCCTGGTGATTTTGAAAACAAAAGTCCTGAATAATTAGCATTACCTGACAAATCAATCGTAACTAAGCCTGCCGAGCTAGCCGTAATAGCCGGCAATACGGGTAATGCATCAATTTGCTTGTTATTTGTCGCAATCTTCTCGTCAATTATGGTTACGTCTACACCTTGCTTTAAAGAATATTTGAATGGGTCTATAACATGTCCCCAAGCTTGGGTAGTTGAGACAGAGTGAGAGTACAAAACTGTTTGATCAAAGCCAGTCGTATCGACCGTAAAATTAAATGAAATACTTGTGTCTAAAGTGGACTGCAAAGTGAATTGAATAATGCCTGAGTTCGGTACAATTTCATATTTAGTGGTCGCTGAAGCTGTTAATGCTTTGACAGTACCTCCAGTTTCTGCAAAACCTACTTTTGATATTTCCTGCAAAACCCAACCAAATTTATTTGCCTCACTCGCAAGCGTCGAGTTATTCCCAAAATATGAAATTCTGTAATAACAGTCTGGATTTGCTCCAATAACTTTCATATCCAGAATATGCTTTTCTAAACCCTGCACCGTTGTATTAGCTGCTACAGCTGACCGGGTTAAAGCAAGCATCGGGTAAAGCTTGTCACGATTCAGAGTAAGAGTATCTTTACTCGCAAAAGGTGCTAAAGCATCATCAACACTGATTTTACGCCACGCAGCAACACCTACTTTTTGCCATACAATGTCTGGTCGTGATGTTGTGCTAAGTTCCCAATATGCATAACTACCAAATTTGAAGCGCTTTAAAATACCGAATGTTGCTGTGAAATCTGATGGAAAATCTGTCATATTAGAAACAGAATATGAGCCCATATCTGTCAAACTTGATATAGCTGAGCCTGAAAAAACCCCTCTATTAATCAATGCTACACTCAATATTTCAGTTTTAGCTGCTTCAGTTTCTGCTGCTGTTGCTTGCGCTCCCCAAACCGACCAACTTGTTATTTTACGCCGTGTATAAAGCTTACCTGACAATGTTAGATACTCTTGTTGAACAGAGGTTGAATTTGGATGTTTAAAAACCTTTAGAGTCCCACCTTCAGGAACTGGATAGTTACGAGACAATGTGGCCACAATACTATTTAGAGCCGTATAGGTCCCTTCAATAATTGTATTATCCAGGTCATCCGCTTCAGTTAAAGGCTTAGCTTTAAAGTTTGGGTTTGAATCCGCATAAGCGATCGCTCGCTCTAATTCACTTAAGCCGGTATTTATCCAATAATTACCTAGAGGTGCTCCTTCAGGTTTATTCCAGAACCAAATTGCTTTTGTATCTTCGGCTTTTGCATATTTCTTTAATGTTGTTGGCCGTGATGCTAAAAGCTCTGCTTCAGTTGCATAGCCCTCCATTAATCCATCTGCTATCACTTGTTCTACGTCTGATTGTAAAGTTGTGATATCTAAAATCATTTCATCGATTCTGGTGATATCCACTTTGCCATCTAGCGAACCCAAAACCCTTCTTAGAATTGCCAAAATATCCGCAGTACTATTTATACCGGCTAAAATTGTATTCCAGTTTGTCGCCATCTTTTAAGATCTCCACGCAACAAAAAACCGCCTTGCGGCGGTTAGAAAATTTATTAAAAATGCTTAGTAATAGACGACTACTGTACATATTGATGGTGTATGCGGCCCTTGTGTATTATCCCCACCAAAAGCTCCCATTAAGCGAAACTTAGTTTTTGTACGGTTAAAGTCAGCACGTTGATTCAGACTAACTGCGACTGTATCGTTACTGGCTCCAGTACAAACTACTCCGTAATCTGTATCAGGCGCTTCAGTGCTTAAAGTAAATTCAATCTGCCCCCCACCTTCATTTGTCACAGAAGCAAATCCACGACTTTTAACTAAATTAAAAGAAGTGCCATTGAAACGAATAACAGCAATAGCTTTCTCACCTATCGTGCCACCATCAGTTGTATCGATCGTAATATCTTGAGAGCCATCAAACTCCCCTGTACCCTTCACGACCCCAGTGAAAGTAATACTTACGGGAGTGGCCAACTTTGAAGAAGAATCAGCATTACCTGAAGTATCTTGATTACCTTTTTTATTTACACCAGGCAAATCGATATCGGCAGTACCATCGAAAGAAACACCTCCAATCTTTCTTGCTGTGGCCAACTTTGTCGCTGAAGCTGAAGTTGCGTCTTTATCTAATTTTCCTTCAATGATTTCATTGATTTTTTTAGTAATGGAATTAAGCAACCAGTTAAACCACTGCCGTGCCGGTTGTTCTTTTGAAGGAAAACCTTTTTCAAGCTCTAAGCCTTCCTTATGGCTATTAGTTTCATCTGCTAATTTTGCAAACTCTGATAATTTATCAATAGTCATCTTCGCCCTCGAAAATCAACCTCACCCCAGAAGGTAGAGGGAACATTAATTTAACCAACTCTCTTTCAAAGGGTTCGTAACTTGTAAGGAATGAAAAAGTTACTGTCATGTCTTTGTTATCTTTAAACTTGAACGGTTTATCGATAATTAGAGAAATAATTTCTTTAGCTGATAGCTCTGAACAATCGCTTTTATTAAGCAAGATTTTTGCTTTAATCACCTGTTTAAATAACTGAGGTGACATTTTTAAAGCGGAATATCCGCTCATTCCTGACTCACGCCAATAGCCAGCTTTAAAACTTGGGTCATCAGTTTCACGCCATGGCAATGACGCTGGTTGTCCTTTGAATCCAAAATAAGGAACCGCTACAGAGTTAGGTATCGAGTTTGGTGCACCGACCCAATCGGCAATAATTTGCAGTTGATCACCGGTTGCTGTTTCAAGATCAAACTTACTGCCCAGACTATTGAGACATTCAAGACAATCGATTAATGGATTTATTGAAGTTACAACCGTCTCCCTAAATTTTGGTTTATCTCGATGCTGACTTGTTAGGAGTGCCACATATTTACTTGCATCCACTTAAAACCCTCCAGACGTATTAATTTCAATATTGTCTGTGTCGCAATAAGCGACGGCGTTAAACGCTAGGCTATAGTTCCCGATAATAGGTACACCATTGGCAATGATATCAATTGAATCGATTTGATAAGTTTCTGAGTCAAGATTTCCAAATAACCCAGCAGGAATATAAAGTTTGTTCATCATGATTCGATCGCCAATATCGAGCTGGTTCACATAGTCGGCCAAATTCTGTTTGATATTGTTTTCGATCTCCTTTGTATATTCTGAAGAACCAACAACATTTAATTTAAAACCGATAGTGATAATATCCGGGCGATATAGTGCGACTGTCTCATCATCACCAAATGAATTAAAGACCGTGACATTGACGTTGCCATACCAACCGCACCCTAAACTCTTCTTAACCCGCATTACTTCAGCAATCTCTGAAGCATCACCACCAGAGACAACAACACATAAATGATGAGCAGGAATGCCTAAACTATTTATAGTGTCACTATCATTTTCATATGTCTTACAGCGTGAAACTCCTTCTAGACTAAAAATGCCGCCTTTAATGCTGTCAGTTTTAGACTGCGAAGGAATGGCCACGGAAAGCGCCTGGCGTTGTCTTAGCTTTTCATCTGATTCAACTGGCATTCCTAAAGAGGAGGTTGCTGGGTTAGTTACTCCTTTCCATCCACGGGTAGGTTTCCCGATAATCGTAATAGTGTTGCTCATAGCCAGGATTGCTCCAGGCTTTTTCGCTTTAGCTGTAATGACCACCATGCCTGATTCTGGAATAGTCACTAAATCAGGAAACATCCATTGATTGCCGTTGACATCGAGGGCGTAGCCTTTCTTAATTTCTGTACCAGGTACTCCATTGATTTCTAGATCAACTGTAGAAAATGTAGGTACTTGGCGATAAATTCCATTAATGGCCACGTTCCTGGATAGCGCATCTTTCTTAGCAGTTTTTGGGGAAAATGAAGAATAAGTATCCACGATTCCCGCGTTTACATCTGCTATTGCACGTGAAAGTACACCAATCCACTGACCATCCTGGCTATCATTTTCCAAGTAGGCATCTTCCCCATAAATTCCTTTGTATTTGGTTTTGAAGTAGTCAACGATTTCATAATATGTGGGTGCAATCGGACCAGCATCAGTAATAACCGGTGCAACTGTCGTCAAAGTCATGTAGTGATACCCTCGTTAATAAATGCTTCGCCATAAATCGTATTGACCACCATTGACACAGATAAATGACGGGTTTCAGGATCTAGTGAACTTTGAAAATCAACAACGTTGTTCACGCCTGGTGTTTCTAAAACCCGTTGTCTAAGTGTTAGCTCATAAAGGTTTTTAGAATGCTTACCTACAATTGACTGATTCCAGCCAGTACCGTCTGAAGTATCGGCAAACCATTCGCCAAGCCAAAGTTTTAACCGCGATAAAATTGCTTGCGCCACTGTCTCTGGAGAGTTTGAAAGAAAGTCATTCTTTCCAGATCCAAAAACATAGTCGCCATCATTTGAAAGTTTTCTATAGCGCATAAAAAAAGACGCTTTCGCGCCCCTCATTTTGATTTCTATTGATCTGGTGGACCTGAGGTATCTGGTCCAGATCTAACGCCCGTTGTAAGGTGTTTAAGTAAGCTCACAGTCTTAGCCAAAACATCCTCAAGAGATTCAATCAGACCTGTTACTTTTAATGTCTTTTTCATTTCCACATCACAATGAAAAACAGCTTTCTGGCCAATAAAATTGATAATTCCACCTGGAGTAATTTGGATCTTAGTTTCGTTGTCATCTGATCTAATTTCCAGATTATCTGTAGAAATATTTTTAATCTTCTTAGCTTGTGATTGAGGCTTAAAATAAGCAAAGCCATCAGATAAATCATGGTGCCGGGTATCAAATGGATTTTGCACGCCACCAGATTGCCACCAGAGGTCAATATTACGGGATGAAAAACTTACTACACACTCATCACCTTCATTAATTGGATGCGTAATAGTAAAGCCACCAGCGCACAGAAACATCACAGGAACATCTTGCAGTATCGGAATTTCAATCATCTTGATACTACCTTCTGGAGTGCGAACCGGCACTCGGATAAGCGGCTTAACTTCTACCGTGACAGCATCAGGATCATAGCTCACCACTTCACAAGGCAAATTTGTCCAAAGTCCTAGGATCTCTTCATTAACTGCATCCTTAACGATAGTCAGCAGATCTGGGGCGCGTTCATTATTGGTTAATGCCATTAATTCCCCTCCTGCTCTGGAGTCCAGCTATCATCTACAGCATTTATTGTAATACCGCTTTTTGGTACTACTGAGCCAAGCGCTGTACAAACCATAGTTGTATACCATTCATCTCCCCGCGTATCGCCGCTATGCTCAAGTGCCTGGATAACAAAAATCCCTTGGGCATTTGTTGCAAGCTTAGGTGTCTTTTGTGGCTGGTCCACTTGTTGGCCACCGTAGGAAATATCAAAATTCTCAGACTGCAAATTTGTCAGATCTATTTGAATACGGTCTTTACGCTTCAGCTTCGGATTAATTAGACATTTGACGACTAAGCCTTCACTGGTGAGCTGAGGCATTCCCACCATCCCCGTATTTGCTGTTAATACACACATCGGTTGAATTGAGTATTTATCCAGCTCAGTAGAAGTTAAAACACCGTCTGAGTAGTCGTAAGTAACATTATTCTCTTTGCCAATTTTCTCGATATAACCGTGCAAACTTCCAAAAAGAATACGTCCACGTGGATATTTTTGATCACTCAGTGCTGCGATTTCACCCACATCAATACCGTACTTTTTGACCTCTTCTTCGATTAACTCACTTAAACCATGAATAGGTGTGCCAGCTGGTACAGATTGATTAATTACAGCCCCATTACGTACCTGATCACCTGATATGGCCAACACACACAAATAAGTATCTACAGGACTTGAACGTCCACGCCTGAACTGAAAAACACTGCCTTTAAAAATAACTTCCGGCTCATCATTGTCATAACTACATGCCAGGATAACCTGAGTATCTTTTTTGGAATCTCCAACACCAGCTAAAAGGTTCATTGTTTGACTTGAGAGATTATAAATATAGATCTCGGCGGCTTTGGGTTGCTCATTTGTCGGCTGGCTAACGACAAATGTGACTTTAAATTTTGAAAAATCCAAAGCGTCTGGAGCATTATTTTCGACTTGAATTGTGAGCCGAAAATTTCGCATTCTTTGTATTGTCATGTATCACTCCAATACAGTTTTATCATTGTTCCTAGTTCACCAAATGCCTGGCTTTCATCTTCATTGGTATTAAGCACATACAACGAACCCTTGATAAGGTGTTGATGTTGAACCAGCAAGTTATCACCCATCAATAAAGGCAGACCGGCAATTAAAGGATTGTCTGAAGAATCAAAAATATCTAAATACCAACATTCGAGACGATAGATCAGCTGTAACTTAAACTGAGCCCCACCAAGACGAATGTTAAACTTTTGATTTCCATTATTAAGCGGAATCTCATAAATCATAATCAATCACCAAATAGAACCGATTTAAAGAAGTCAGAACCTGAACTTAAAAGTGATTGATTGACAGTTTTTGCCTGAACTGTGCCGCCGTTAGACACACTTGCAGTAGCTTCAGGGCTTGCCTGATTCTCTATAGCAACAAGTGCCATCTCTGTACTGACGATAAAAATCTTTTTAAATGTAATATCAATCATCAAAACATTTTCTGTCTGAAGATCCGTTGTACATCCAAGCGACTTAATCAGCATGTTTGTATAAAGACGTTTACCTGTGGAAATGATCAATAAGACACTTCGTTCTTTTAGTTGCAGCAATGTTTCATAAACGATTGATAAACTTGTGTTACCACCAAGAACTGTATCACCCAAAAATCCGTTTAATGCTCCAGCGCTCTCAGACCATCCCACTTTCATCGTTACCTCAGGTGGTTCACTATATGCATGATCTGAAATTGATGCGCCAACCTCCGTCGGGTGTTCAGTAATCTTATGCTCATCTTTATGCTTTTCTTCGATCGTAACATCTGCAAAAAGCCCCATGATTGTCCGTCCACGGCCAGACAACAATAGTGAACCTAATATCTCCGAATTAGTTACTGCCGTGGTAGATCCTAGGGCACCATTAATTAATGTTCCTATAGCCATACTTTTCTCCGGGCATAAAAAAACCCACCTATTGGTGGGGTTTTTTGTCTACAAATTAAAAAGCTTTATCTATGCCAGCTTGCTTTAAAATTGCATTTGCAGTGTGTCTCGACGTAATTGTATATGCAACTGTAAAGTTCCTATTTGTAATAGGACTAAACCAAATCTGGTGACTTCCTTTTGCTTCCCTAACAAATACACAGTGATTATTTTTCAATATTTCAACTAGTTGATGATAGTATCCTGCTCCCATTTAGATCACAGCTTCCTCTAAGTGACTAAAATTCAGGAAGGGTTTTTTACCGCCTAATTGAATTTGGTTAGCTTCGATCATATCTGGAACAAGTTCTTGAACTTGTTTTGTTAAACCCTCGAAGGACTTTGCTTCTGTAACAATACCCAAAGCATCGCATTCAGCGACCCAAACATTTTCTTCATTATCAAAAATAACTGACACATTGAATGTTACAGTCTTCACAGAAGCTCTATCCATAGTTCTATAACGAACTGGATGACGATGCATTACACCACTATCACTTTCACGAGGATATGGAGCTCTTCGAGTTTGAAGTTCAGATAAATTCTTTTTGGCCTTTTCATCACGAGCTAGCCACATAGTGGCATGCTTGCTTTTGCGATCATTGCCCATTGTCTACCTCAAAATGGAAATAATCCAAAAATGGATTGTACAATCCAATAATAACATTTTAGAAATAGAGTGTGTTAAAAATTAGCACACCCTTACTTTTGAGTTTTGTGAAATTTTAATAATCATATTTTAGTTTTAAGAGGTTTTAAAACACGCATCAACCCGACTTTTAACTTGATAATTTAAATGTCTGCGAGTAGTCCAAACTAAGAAATGGATAATCTAAAACCATTAGAAATCAACTTATCCCTTAAGGATGTCCAATGAAGAAAATACTCCTTTTTGCTGCAACAACTTTTTTTAGTGTTGGAGTTTTGGCTGATTGTAACGACCCCAAGACCTCACACGAAATTCAGCAGTGTCTATCAAGTGAAATCACATTGCTCAAAAAAGATTTGAACACAACATATGCAAAACTCTACAAACAAACCGACGCAAAGCAGGAGCTGGATAATGCTCAGAAAGCTTGGTTAAAATATAAAGATTTGCAATGTGGTGACTTCACAGTAGCAGATGCTGGATATAGTTCTGGTCAAGTTGCCTATGACTTAGCATGTCAAGCTGAATTAATAGAGCAGAGAATTAGCTTTTTAAAAAATCAGCTTAACTAACCAACCAAAACCCCTTTTGCACCTCTCGCCATAAACGTCAACGCATTTTCTTGTTGACGTTTAACTGCATTAGCAGATTCCATAGGACTTGATGCACCATTAATTGTCATATCAGTTTGATAAGTTTGATTAATAACTACATTACTAGCTGTCATAGCATTTGAGTTATTAATCTGTGATTTATGGGGATTACCAGAAGGGGGAATAAACGTTTTGATATTATCATTTGATGATAACGCAACATTACTTGGCAACTTATTATCTCGAATTGAGAGCTTAAAGGGCATTGGTTTGTATTTAATTAAATCGTTGGTTGTCCCATGCCCATGTACCGCCTTGCCCGATCCAAATACCATATTTTCTTTTTGTGCCTTCGCATAAAAAGCATCAACCCAAGCCTTCCTATTCTTTTTGTCTGAAGAATATGGATTTGCATAATTTAAGTGCTCTCCAACAATTGAGGCTTTTCCTTTGGATCTTTCCTCCAGATATGCTAGAACTTCGGCTCTCACTCTTGGATTAACATCCTTATTTGGCATGTTTTGCACACTTCCATAAGGATTAAGATTAATAATCTTACCGTCTTTTGTTTTGTAAGATTTCGGGCCTGTTATTTTACTAAATTGGCGTCGAGCATTTGCTACATCCCGAACAGAATTCCCCCACTTACCTGAAGCTACACGATTCAGGATTGTATCTACAACGCCCTGCGTTTGTTTGGTAAAAGCTTCCCCCTTCAAAGATCCAACAACTTCAGTTGAGGTAACCTTTACAAGATCCTCAATATCTTGTTTTGATAGGTGTAGTATGGAACCATTCATGCCACTAATTGAACTACCTAATGAGCCAGACACAGCCCCTTTTACAGCCCCCACAGTAGCTTTAGCGACTCCTGTAGCTGCGGTCACACTTTGTTCAATGGCGCTCTTAACATACTGTGTAGCACCGACTACTTTCTCTTGTGTTGGGGTGACTTTATCCGGATCTGAAGGATTTACATAATTTTGTACAGCCTTCTTAGCATTTTCTACGCCTTGATGAACTTCTCTAGCAACGTCTTTAAGTGCTCCAGCTGGATCATTAATAATTTTCTGTACAAACTCGATTGTCTTGTCTTTGACTTTATCCAGGATGTCTAAAAAATCTTTAATCTTACTGATGATGGTATCAATACCATTCGTCCATTTTGACCAGTCAAATAATGACTTGCCGCCTTCTCTCCACGTTTTGTAATCGTCATAGAGCAAGGCCAGTGCTGCACCCAATGCCAGGATAATTCCAATCGGCGAAGCCAAGAATGCTAGACGGAACAACTTGAGTAAACCGATAAAGGTTTTCAGTGCCGGTATGAACTTGAGCAATAAGCCTAATGACTTGGCCATAGCACTAAACATTAAAGCCAACATTGCAAAGCGAAGACCAATGGCCAAACCTTCTTTGATGTGTGGATTTAATTGTGAAAAAGCATGAATACCGGCTTGAATTAACTGATTCAGTAATCGCAAGATCGGAATAAGCGCTTTACCCGCCTGCATAACAATGACTTGAAAACCTGTTTTGGTCATCATTGTTAAGTCACGGTATTCAGTCATGAACTCATTACCCGACTTAGCCAGGTCATCGTTCATTCCGAGTTCTTTCTGGATCTTCTGGTACTTCTCCATATTGGCAATAAATTTACCATCACGCATGGCCAACATTGTTTTTTGATCGATGCCGAGCGAGTTAGCATAGGCATTAGCCTGATAAGCTGGCATCTTAGCTAAAACGCCGCTTAGATCCTTCATGACCTCTACACGGTCACGCATCTGGCCATTGGCATCTCGCGTACTTACACCAAGGCTTTTGATCTGCCCTTCATAGCCTGGAGAGTTACGGATCTTTTCGGCCAAAGATTCTAAAGATCCGACCGCACCCTCAGCACTACCACCCAATTGAGCAATGGCATTCCCATAAGCATTAATGTTTGTAACACTAGCTCCAATGCGCTGAGATGAAAAATATAGCTGATCAAGCTCACTCGCTGTCTGACGCACCGCAACTACTGCACCAGTAGCCAAAGCCATTAAAGCACCGTTTAATGCTTTAGCTTTCCATTCAATGCCATCCATGGCACTTTTCATGTTTGCTAAACCTGAATTATCAGTATCAAATCCAAGTGAAACTAAAAAATCACGTACAACACCATTTGCCATGGGACCACCATTATTTATTTTTTCTTTCGCGTTCCTGGTTAAGCAGATATTCATTGTCTGCTACAACATCGAGCGCATCATTCATGAGGGCTATATCAGCAAGATCTAGCTTCCCATTAATTAAAGATTCGTATTTGCACATGCCTTTAATGACTGGCCGCATGAGCCAATCAGACTCATCCGGCAAGCTTTTAAAGTTTATTGAGGTTGCTTCTGCATGCTCGATGCCTGAGTAAGCAACCCTAGAATAAAATTTCCAAGGTTGATCCGAATGGTCGCAATGACTAATGGCAATAACTCAGTCATATCCAAGTTATCGAACATGATTGTGTTGTTACGACACACTACTGCACCACCACGCTTTACAACGCCTAAACATTTATAAATTATGAAGTTGACATCTTCTTCAGGCATAGAAGCGAACACTTCCATTAATGGAGAGAAGGCATCCGCAAGAGGTGTAAGATCATCAAGATCAGGATTGGCTTCAGGTTCCTGAATATCCACATCGACCGCACCTGATTCCTTAGCCTTTTTGACCTTTTCTTCATTTGCCTCTATAGCTGCAATAACCTTAGGCAAATCACCTTTGGCAACTTCTGCAATGATTGGCATTAACTTCGGCACTATGGGCGCAATTTTTCGGGATACGTGAAACTGATCGACCGCATTTAAGCGGCCGATTGTGTATTCAATTCCATTAATTTCCATAATCTAAAACCTTATTCGTATGTGCCTAGTTTCATATCGACTTTGATTGAGTCGAATATCCATTCCACAATGCTGCCATCTTTGGCATTGGCTAAATCTGGCACCTTTTTGAATGCACACTTAGTGGCTGTCCCATTATCACCTGAAGCCGAATTGTTCATCGTGATAGTGTTTTTCCCCCACTTACGTGTATCTACCTTTTGCAAGTTATAAAGATTCATTAACTTGTTATTGGTAGGAGATGTTTTTAAAAGACGGATTGTCACTTGACCCGAATTGTCAGCATGCAAGGAATGCATACCCTCACCATCGGCACCTATGGTCATGGTGTTTTTGTCGCCAGCCATGCCAAAGGTAATACCTTCATCAGCTACACCAGCGCCATAACCCACATCGATCACAGCATCTGCACTCGTTAAGGTGCAGTTAACATCCATAAAAGAATATGTACTCACGAATTACTCCTTAACGATTAATTGCTACAAGAACATCAGCACCATGAGTAGCACCACCCAACTTTCCGGCAATTTGGAATACTGGCGCTTTACGGGCTTCACGTTCCGATTGAGGTTGATCATCTAAACTATTGGCAAACACATAAAAGCCCTTAGGTAGATAATCACCAGTTGAGAGCACACCAAAGCTATCGCCATTCCATTGACCAGGTGCAAGCAAACCATTGGTGACACCTTGTTCACACGCTCTTTCAAGTACTGCACATTGTCGGTTTACACCACTACCGGTTTGCGGGATCTTAGTTGTGTTGGTGTAGTAGAGATTAAATAATGCTGTTTCTAAATGGTTCTGTAACCAATCTAGGCCGTGGATCTCATCAAAGAACGAGCCATCACTCATGACACCTTCTTGCAAAATTGCAGTGTCATTGTTATATCCGGCATATACATTACAGTTAATTGCTGCTAATGCCTTGGCTTCATCCGTATCAAGATCTTCAGGTGCAATGCCAGGAAGTTGCTTAAATTTCAAAGTAATCGTTGTGTTAGTTCCTAAGAAGTTCACCGTAAATGCACGGCCAAATACTGAAGCAGCTGCATAAGGATTATCACTGGAGAAGATTGGTAAGGTACGGCGATATTTCTTCTCTTTGATTTTGTAAGGGATGCTTGTTGTATTCGTTAAACTCAAGCAGTTTTCATCCTGTGACGTATAACCAAACACTCGCGTAGGATCCGCAGCTTCAATCAAAGCTGCAACATCTAAAACTTCTTGTTCAGTTAGATCTGAAGCGATCACCAAACCATACCATTTAAGCGATTTAAGGCATGCCTGAACAACTGCCTGTGCAGTTTCAGCACCAGCACCTTCTTTATGCCAATAGCCGATATATAAAATTCGTGGCTTAGGTGATTGGCTGAAATATGCTAAGGCTGCTTTATATTCAGGGTCATCTACACCGTAATCATCTCCAACTTCAGTGATATTGGAATAAGCGCGCATACGCTCAATTACATCAATTACACCACTGGTAGGACCAAGTATTAAAAGAGATCCAAACGAGCGCGGACCTGCCGCTAATGCAGCAAGACTAATGCTGACATTTACGATATTAGAAACGGGCAATGTCATGTATTACTCCTGGTAAATTTTATTGTTCCAGCATCTACAAATGACTTAACAGCAAACGTGCGTAATGTTTTCCGCTTGAATACCGCGGTCAGGTCATATCGATGTACATACTGATTATTGAGAAAGTCAGGCGCGGTAATGATCTCACCCACCTTGATAAATTTGATTTTTTGCGCTTTGAGCTGTGCGATGTTTTGCGGAATTGCTAGACCATCTTTAAGGATGTTTGCGATCGATTGGCCGTGATCACCATAGAACGATAAAAATAGCGTCAATTCTTCATGTCGAATTGAATCCATTGATTCGTCTTTCTGGTCGAAGTAAGGCCCATCATCAGGAATTATTGACTTTACAGCGAAGGCACACCAATCCTCACCAACGGCGGGAAATGCTGGCGGTTCAGTTTGAAAACGTGGCCGAACCATATCACCAGATAAAGAAGTAATCCCGACAATGAAAGCTTGAAAAATGTCCTCAAGTTCCTGGTCATAAGCAGATCCACTACTAGGGGTGATATATCCCCCTGAAGCAGAGTCACCCATGATTTACCCCAGCGGCTTGAGCTCGCAAATTGCCTTTATGAAACCTTGGCCGTAGTGCAAATTGTCTAGCACTTGAGAAACAATGTAGGTTTTACCCTTCCAAGTAATTTCATCGGCCTTGATGTTTTTATCTCCCGCAATTAAAGCAAATTGCGTGTGAATGTTGATTGCACCCTTAATCAAGGTGCCATCTGCGCGGCGGTCCATCTTGATACCGTTGTTAGTTGTAACGACACCATTAAAAGGGGTTGTTGTAGTCGTCTCTTGCGGCCGTCCATTATTTCCTACGATGACTTCTGTACGCTTGCAAATAATGCCCGTGTCCATAAAGTCTGGATCTAGGAGAACATCAGAAACATCAAGTTGAGCCACGTTTAATCTCCTTATCCTTTTTCATGATGATGTAAGTTACCGACTTTCTGAGCTCGCCTGTATCGATTAACGGCCGAACCAGACCTGTTTCTGCAGGGCCTGACTCAAGCTGTTTAAGATACTTTTTAGCGCCCTTACGTCCACGCCGTGCTCGAGCACGGATAGTGGCTAAAGAAAGAGGAGCAAATTCACCATTGACGAAATAAGCACGAACCGAATTCATTGCAATCATTCCTGCGGACTCAAGCAACTTCATCATTTTTGGGCTATTACCCTCTAAAGCCGCATCAACCGCTTTAACTAGCTTTTCGCCCACCTCGTCTTGTACTTGCTCAACACCTGGTACAAGTGTTGCTCGTGCTGGTATGTTCATTGCTGGTGAGCCATTTTCGTGAAGGTAGCCAAGCTCTGCATTGGTTAGGCCGTCACCATCGGTTCGAGCTTCACCATGAGGAATACCGACCAATACATCCATTTGCGACAATTCAGCGAAAGCTTGAAAGATATCCCCCAGCCCCTTGCCAGATGATTTGACACCACTGCTCATAGCTGAATACCTCCAGCGCCAGCCATCATCATTAGCTGATAAAACTGAACACCCCATGTGGACTGGTTCCAATGGCCAGCATCTGTAATAAGTACACCGGAAACATCCATAGACTTTGAAACACCATCAACCGATTTAGATGTCTCATTACCTACAATCTTTCCGGCATCACCACCAATGCTTGCAGCATTCATTCCACGCCGATAAAGCGTGAGATAGTGAGCAATAAATAAGGTCAAACCGTAATCAAGTAAATCCTCCCAGCGCTCCTCACGAAGTAACTTTTTCCCAAGGTTTAAGTAGAAATTAAACTGAAATGATGGATATTGCGTTGTGTCAGCAAAAGCCGGCATTTCTTCACGAAAAGAGGATTCACTGATCATGGTTTATGTTTCCTTTGGCACGTCTTTTTCTTTTGCTGGAGCTGCTTTGGCTGCATCAGCTTTTAACTTTGCGATTTCTTTATCGCGTTCATTAATCAACTTTTGAGCTTGATCAAGTGCAGTTTTAGACTCATCCGCATGCGTTTGAAGATCTTTAGCAGACTGGATTTTAAGATCACTAAGCTCTTTATCCTTGGCCTTCATTTCCTCGCCATGCTTAAGGATTTGCTTCTCAGCTTCATCTAGCTGAATTTGCATTGCGACAAACTCAGTATCTTTTTGCTTAATGATCTCTTCAAGTTCACTAGCATAGGCCGAATGTGCTGGGATCTCTTGAGAATGAGCCGCCACAAACCAATGCTCAGCAATCTCTTTCTCTACTTCCTGAAGTCCAGCTTGTAACACAACTGTTTTAGCTTCCCCTTGGTCATCACGACCAAGGTTCACTGTTAGTTGTTTGCTCAAAAGAATTTGTACTAACTCAGACATAACAATTCCTTATAGACCATCAGCGTAGTAAGCAGTTTCAGGGTAAACCCATTCAACAACACCTAAACGGCCAAAGTAAGTTGTGATTTGACGGACACCGCGATATTCAATTGGTGTTCGTTGTAAAGGCACAAGTGGGAAACGTACTCGATCTTCAGATTGTGTATAGGTCAGCATACGGTCAGTACCACCGACACCGCGTTTAACACCCCACTTAGAAGGCTGAATATCAAGTGGTCGACCATTCACCGAGTTACTTAAGCTGTTGAGCTTCAAGAACTCAAGAATAGAGATATTCCCGGCATCACTTACAATGCGTGAAGTTAAGAGACTAAATTGCACTGGCGGCAATAAAAGCTTATCTGGACAGACAGCAAAACCAGACGCTACCCATGCATTATTTAAGATGAGGTTTACATCATCTAAAATTTCCTGAGGTGTAGCTAATTTCCAGTTTTTATTAACGTTTGTTGCACCTACTTTTGATGAGTTAAAGAGTCCTTCTACACCAAGGGTGTCATCGCCGATATATACCTGCTCATCAATATCCATTTGATATTTCAGGTTCATACCTTTGTATTTTTGGCTGTCTACTGGACGACCAATAGCGCGCGCAGATTCCAATTCAGGAATGGTGTAGCCAATTTCCATACCCCAAAGACTTAATGGCTGTGCTGTCTTACTAATATCCAAAGCAATACCAGCAATCGCATCAGAATTTTTGCCAATCCAAGATTTGCCTGTAGGAGAAGGGCCACCAGCTGCAGCAAATGTTGAGTTAGTGAATGACGATACTTCATCAGCAATTGACACATCTGAACGCAAATCAATATCGCGGCCCCATGTAATGTTTGCTAACGGTTCGTGCAATGTTTGGTCCAGGCGTTCCAATTCACCTAAAAGAAAGGCACCGGTACTATCGATCGTACGCGCATCGAAAGTATGCATTGTGCCTGTATCGCGTGTACGTGCACGGATCGGTTGCCCCATCGCAACGGCTTGAGCCATGGTCGAAGCTAAGAGTAATTTACGCATGTTTTCATTTTCTCCAGGCGTAAAAAAAGACGCATATAGCGCCGTGATTTACGTCAAAATAATTTAAATGTTGTAAGAGATTTCTACGTTGCCTTGTGCGTCTGCATCATGCATAAACATGGCATTTTTGATTTCGATTGTATTTGCACCATCAGCAATTGCTTCAATCCCGCCGATCGGCTTTAGATCCGAGCCTGTGGCAACACGCACATAAACTTTACCAGCCGTTTTTGCTGACCCCACATTGCATTTAACAGTCATGTAACCACGGCGCATAACGTCATGAATAATGCCTGGTTGAGGAACTGCAGACCCGATGCCATTTAAAGCAGATTGCGTTGGATATGAGCGAACAATCAAACCATATACATCTGTATCTGCAGCTTCTAAAGGAACAAAACCTAAAGCTGTCAATTTTCCAAAAATACCAAACGCCCCAAAATTACCTTTGGCAATATGTGCCTCAACTGTAGAGTGCGCTTTTCGTGAAATATCACCCGGAATGCCTGAAGGCATACGATATAAAAATGAATTACCCATTTTATTACTTTCCTTTGTTTGACCAGTATTCGCGGTTAATTTTGTTCATTTCTGCAGGTGTAATTGGCGCACGGCCAAAATCACGGGTAGAAATACCAGAACGCACACCTGCAGAATTGTTTTGATGCTTGATGAGTTCAGATGCTCCAATAAACGCGGCATCAATGGTGTGAACGGGCATAGTGTCAAAATTAGGATTAGCCCCAACAAATGGCGCTAACGCTTTTTGACCGTCTGCTGTAGCGTGAGCTTGCTTTAATACATTTCGCTTTATGTTTAAAACGGCTGGACCATTGTTTGCACTGTCGAAAGTAGGCATTTTAAAGCCTGGTAATAAAACTTCAGCTCGCGATAAAACCTCTTGAAGGGAGTCACCGGTATGATTCTGAATACCTTGTTCTGATAATTTCTGAGCTTGTTCAGCCTCCAAAACATCATCTTCGGTTTCTTTACGTTTGCCACCGACTTCTTCGTCGTCATCATCTTCGGTTTCTGTTTCAGAATCCTTGGTTTTTTTCTTTTCCAATTTTGACAATCGCTTATCAATTGTTTGGATTGTTTTGAGAGCCTTCAAGAGTTCTCGATTTAGCGCTGCATCGTTGGTTTTGCCACCGCCTTCTTCGTCGTCCTCTTCGTCTTCTGTTTCGGATTCCTCCTCATCAGTGCTTTTGGCCTTGTCTAAAGCCTCATCAATTGTACGTTTAGCTTTGCGTAAGCTATCCAACCAGCCTTTATTAGGTTTAGGCATAAAACTATCTCCGATTTTACAACGCGACCCACAACGCCCCTTTTTAACTAGGGCAATGTGATTTCCAAAAATATTTGTTTGAATCCCTTTACCTACGCTAATTTCCGTGTAATCAGCGTCATACCCTAGAGAGATTTCAACCTTTCCCTTCATCACAGCATCAATCATGTCTTTATCTGTAATGAGCAGATCCGCCACCATACAATCGGAATCTTCATCTGTACCCCGGCGAACATCGTGTGCCGTGCCGTTTGAAAGTTGCTTCCAATTTTCTGGTGTTACCCAACCTTTAGGATGATCATCCGTGACCGGTTTACCTTCAAAACTTGCGATCGTACGTGGGTCAAATAGAACATCTTCACCACGTTCAATAATGATTAGACCTGAGTTGTCAGCAGTAACTGGCACCTCACCATCGCCGTACAGCAACTTACCAATGCGAGCTAATGGCACATCTCGACAAAGCAAATAACCTTCTGGGGTAGTTTCCCGTGTCCGCCCAATTTGGCCAGTAGTGTAGAAATTTGATCTATCTATAGTGGCCTTTGATTTAGGTTTCTTTTTAAACATGGTTCACCTTTTTTCAGGCATTAAAAAACCACCCGAAGGTGGCTTTTTAATTTATTAGAACTTATGAATTGAATTCAGCTTCTGTCATTTCGCCGAGATATGAAACAGAAATAATTTTAATATCTCGAACAACTCTAGAAGGATCTTGAGACTTAATAAACTTCTCAATTTCTGACGCAATAGTCTTTAAACCTGACTTGTTAATTCTATTATCACCATACCCTTGAGTAGCAGTTACGTTGCCAATCTCTCCAGTATTTACATCAATAAAAGTTGCATATGTTAAAAAGTAGTGGAATGTTTGAGTACTCATTTTTTATCCTAAAGAAGTTTATTAAGATCAAAATAATAGCATTAAATATCAGGAATTACAGGCTCTGGATAACACCTGCAGTTGGGTAAGCACCCTGCATGGCCAGTGAGTCGATCTAAAGTTGGTGGCTTGCTCCAATAAACAAATTTTCCACTCATCTCATGATGGCTTTTTCTAACATCACCATCGTCCGAATCTCGCCATATATAACCTTCAGATCCTAGGTTTTCAGCTCTTGCTTGAGTGAATACGCATGAAGCACGACTAACCTCAGTTCGGGCAATTGTATTTGCTTTGGATCTAGTCACACGACCAGTGGCCATGATCAATCCGGCTATCTCACTTGAACGATTGCCTTCAATTAGCGATCGTGTAGATAAGTCATGAATACGCTGTGCTGCATCAAGTGGCAAAGACTTAATAAGTCGCACTTGATCATTTAAGAGTTGTTGATATACGGCACCGGTATCAGTATTGCGGATCTGCTCTCTAATTCCCCGCGAAAGATCATTGGCATAGATAAGCCAAGTTTTCTCATCACGTAATGCAACATCGGTAATAATTCGACCTGCTGCATTTTGTGCCCAATGGTGGAGAGTGTTTGCATAATCATTTAATGAGGCCGCCATTAACGGATATGTACTCGGATCGTTTACATCAAAGCCCTTAACAATGGTATCGACATAGCCTGCAATCTTTCTAAGCTGCTGGCTGTAACGTATCTCGGTCTTTCTCGCCAGATTCGGCGTTATCCGACTTATTTGGTTCTTCATCGTCATAACCTTCATTTGGCGGAGGTGGATCATCTTTAGCTTGGCTAATTTCCTCATCAGTAATGTGTGAGAAAATTCCAGTAGCTTCACTAGACTGACGCAATTCTTTTAATGCCGTTTGACGTGAGATGATTCCAGATTCTTCAACCTTCGTAACAGCTTCGGCCACTTTTGCAGCAATACTTGCCTTTTTCTCATCATCAATTTGCCACAATGAAGCAAAATCAAACTTAAATGAGCTTGGTAACGGCTTGCCTAATTTTGACCGAGAAACAACTTCAAGCAACTTATGCAACGGCGTACGCATACGCCCTTCCTGTTGTTGGTTGATATTGTCGTAATAGTTGGAAAGGTCAGATTCACCAGTAGCATTAAAACCTGCAGGCGATTGGCCAAATAATCGAATTAATGGAATACCTAAAGCTCCAGCAATTTGCTGGCCGAATTGCATCAGAATACTATCAAGCCCAGTAAAACTATATTGATGGGTTTCATATGTATCCTCAGCATCCATCAAGGTCATGCCTTCATTAGACTGCCATAGTCGGATTTGGTTAATTTGCTTAACAAGAGCCTCGTATAGTGGTCCTCCAGCAGCAATGAGGCTACGCAACCCTTTAACCTTATAGGTCCTCAGGTGCGCCTTATAGATAAGCTGACCAGCACCTAAAGTAGCGCTATCGAAAATAGTTAAACGATCCTCAAGACGCTCAATAACTGATTGGCCCCATAAGTTTTCCGCTATAGCTTGCCAATATGGAAGTTTTACCCCATCCATTCGCATTACACGGGAATAATGAATTCGTTGATTACATAGCCCCACTGAATCCGTAATGACATCGTAATACTTAGGCATCCCATAATCAGGGCCATATTCAGTAACAAGATCTTGAAGGTCAGGTAGAACCATCCACCGATCAAGGACTAATAAGCCTTTAAATTGGTCTTTACCAATCGTGTTGATATTTAGCGGAGTAGAAACATTCTGACCATCAATCAACATTACGGCGATAGCACCGCCGTATAGTCTGGACCAACGAATTGTTTCATTTATCTTATCCCATACTTGTAAGCGGTCTAGTTCCTGGTTGATTGATTCAACATGTTCTGGATCTTCCATGCCACGGATATTGATCCCCTCACGGGTCATATCATCGGCAACCACATCTACAGCTTGGCCAACCACCCAGCTAGAACGATACATAGCCTCAAGCTTTAAGCGGTCGCGGCTAGTATAGTTAAAACCATAAGTTGATTGATCATGCTGGTTCCCTGAACCCAACCCAACGCGAGCGGCAAAGTTCTGGAATGAATCTTTTGTAAATTTAATTAAGCCCATAACTTTCTCTTTATAGCTTGCCCCAAATACTGAGCTCGCCAATCTGTGGGTTAAAACAAATCATGACGCTATCTGCCCGGTTAGGTGACGCCGTGCCATCAGGCTGTTTATTGACAAGGATTTTCCCAACACCATTTTTTGTATATGTTGGTTGTGATAACTCAGTAGTGAGCAATGCCAATTCCTTGGCATCAATATCTTCAGTGGATAGTGAAATGATCATGTCTGGGTCATATTCACGGCCTTCGATTGCTCTAAAAGTTTCTTGAAAGCGCAAACGCAAAGACCACCATGATTGGGCTTTAAGATTGGCGAAAAAGTCTTTATTAAGACGTTTCTCTACCATTTCACCCTCAGGGTCATAAACTGAACCAGATCCTCGGAAGGATTCGACATTTACTTCGGGTAATCCCAGTTCACGGCGCTTTTCATTAATTACCCTGGCATCACCACGACATCCTGCACCAAGACCATCAGCATCGTAGAACAACGTATCTATAGATTGATCAAAGCAAAGATCCATAGCTTTTTGTGTAGTCCCAAAGATGTCATCACCTTTACCTGACCATGTGGCCAAGTACTTCATGACAACGCCGTGACGTCCAGTAAATGAGTTTTTATCCTTACCTTCATCGGCAACGTCTAGTCCAGCAATGCGATCTCCAGTAGGCTCAATTTGAAGTTTTTTATGCGCATCCACTGAAGCTTGAATCCAAGCGCTAGGAATCAACACACCCTCTACAGATGCGGCATAGTTAATATCAACCTCTTGGGCTAAAACGACATCGTCCAGTGTTGCAAGCTGCTTTTCATACCACGGGTGAATCACCTTACCGTTATAAGTAACGGTCCAGTTCTTATCCGGGTTAGCTCGCCAAGGCATCGTAAAAACTGAATAACGACCACTGAATCTATCCTGGTGAAAACGGTCGCCGATACCGTTTGGAGTAGATCCTTTAATGTGGACGTTCGTGTTTTGAGAAATAGCTGCATCTACAGCTTCTTGCCGTTCAACGAATGCCCATTCGTCTAAAAAGTACATCGTGGTACGACCACCACGGCCAATATTGTCACCAGCTTCACCGGTAATGGTTGCGCCGTTATCTGGGTTGATGATGCGCATGTAGTTATCATGCACTTTCTCGACAAAGCCCTTAGGTTTCATCCAGTCAGGCATTTTACTGAACATATCGCGGAACTTATGAAGTAGCGTTTTAGGGTCGCCCTTCTTATCAACCAATTCCTCTTTACGACTACCTACACCACCCGCAAAACCCTCAACGAACAACCAACGATGTAAGTAAAAGCCTAGAACAACATAGCTCATTCCCTCATCACGTGATTTCTCAATAAGGCCATGTGTCTGAGAGTTCTCGCGCTCTAAAAGCCATGCTACAAGCTCGACCTGTTTAGGTCTTAAGACAAAAGGAATATTTGCAGGTAAACCAAACGACATGCCGCGCGGATCGTATGTCCATATCCAATGGTTAAACCAATGTACTGGATCTTGTTTACACTTTTCGATTTCCGCTTGTCTGCTTTTCTCATCTTGTTCGATCAAAGCCTTGTAGTAATAGCGCCGTGTCATCTCAGCAACAACATCAGGCAAGCGTACGTTAATAGTCCACTCTTTAATTAAAGGGGCTATTTCATCTAGTGCGTATGTCATAGCTTTCCATTAATTGCTAAACGGGATAACTCTTGAGGGGTTAAATCTTTTAATTGGTCTGGCGTAAATACTGGCTTGGCCTCTGGTGGCTTATCAGTATTTTCTGTTTTAACTGGCCCACCGCCAGCCCCTGTTATTTCCTTGCGATTGGTATATAGCCCACCGACCTCTTTAGCTGCCTGCTCCATTAAGTTCGGTACTAATACAGGGTTATCTTTGAATTGCTCATTGTCGATGAATCGCTGTAAACGTCTTAAGCGGTAAGCAATATTAGCGATAGGAATTGATTCGAGATTTTGATTCATCTCTCTACGTATGCGATAAAACTCAGTTTTAAATTCTTCGCTTAGATCCTGCCCAGTTTTCTTCGTTGGGTCATAGGCTTCACATTGCTGTTTAGTAACTTCGATACCAAATTCTTCTTGGACGCCCTTCGCTGTTTCGGTGGGTGTCTCATAGGTAGCAAGTGACCGTACTATATAGAGTTTTACCCGTTTATTTAGCCTTGCCATTTATCTCTATCCGTCCAAGTACGTCCAAGTAGAGTGGCAAAAAAATTTAAACCACCTTTAAGTAACAAGTGCCGCATGTGTAATGAACATCAGCGCGTGACAGTTCTGGTCTTGTATTTGCAGCCTCAACCATTCTTTTGACATCCTCACTTGCTCCATATCGACGTACAACACCTGTAAACTCCTCAACATCATGTCCTTGAATTGCTAACTTAGGCATGCCCGTTTCTCTGTTATATGAAGGTGTTCCCCATTGATCTTTCTTATGGGCAATGTGATAAAGCTCATGCTCAACCAAAGCACAAAAGTTCACATCACTAGCAATACGCGAATATGACGCATCCAAAGTAATGAGATATTCAGGAATACATCTGAACCATTGAAAATATTGTTCTTCTTGCCGATCTTTCTTCCAGCCACCAGCATTGATCATGACTTTTTCAGTTGTACCAATGACCTGACGACCTTGCTTTTTAAAACCTGATCTAGCCCACATCACCGCTATATCTGGATATCGAAATGAACGTAGGTGCATATGATCTGGGTTAAATAATTTAGATTTAGGATCTAGAAAAACCTTTCTTATCCATTCCCACATCTCTGGAGCAGGTACAAAGTTTGGAGTATCTATTTCAAAAAGCCATTCTGGAGGCATTGGCCTAACTGGAATATGAAAGCCGACTTCGTTTTTCATTGCTTACTTCCAATAAAAAACCACCTCAAAGGTGGTTATTAAATATTAAAACTATCACAGCAACTTCTTGTAATTCTGCTTACCGCACTCATAAGGAGTACCAGTTAACTGTTTAGCAATATCAAGATAAGACTGATTTTCTTTTTCAAATTCCAGATTCATTTGTTCACGAGTGGTTTTCTCTTTCGCTAATTCTTGAGATTGTTCAAAATTGTCATTATAGAATTTTTTAATCTGCTCATTTACATTAGCCAGATTACAAACTGAATTTGTAAGTTCCAACTGTTCTTTAAAGTTAAGTTGTCTTTCTTCTGAAAGTATTCCTAATGTTTGAAATCTATTGATAGCCTCTACACGTGCATTAAATAGTTCATTGGCCTCTGTTAAAAACTCTAATTTTGATTTTGGATATGCCTGAGATGAAACAAGTCCCAAAATTAATAAACTTATTGCCAAATGCAATTTCATATTCATCAACATTCTAAGAAGGTAATTTTACTGATAAAGTATATCGCTAAAGATTAAAAATAGTTTAAATAGAAGCTAAGACCTGTTCCATATGGGAAGGTTGAAACCGACTTCACAGGTCAAAAAGTTAACCATTAAAGAACCCTTCTGAAGAGGGCTAAGTATTTTGATGAAAAGATTCTAAAAATTCCGTAATTTGATAAATATCACCAAACTGCAAAGTAACACTCGCCCCTTCTTCATTGTCCTTTGTTGGTCCAAAGTAAAAAATTACCTGTGAGGTTTCACTTAAAATTTTGGCGTAGTTAATATTATCTGTATTAATGTAGATATCGTCGTACATAATAAACATTTTTATTTTCCATCTCATTTTTAGAAAGTTAATATAACACTTTGCCTTTATTCTTCAATATTAAAAAGAAAAGGCCTCGCCAATAATCGATATTTAGCGGGGCCATTTTGCGCCGTAATACGTCCGGCAAACGATAAAACTAACTTTTAGATGTGCGAAGAATCTCTAATACTTTGTTTGTTAGATCGTGAAGATCAACGCCGTGAGGATGCCAAAACTTATAAAACACATTGTCACGATTATAGATTTGAAGGTAATAAGTTGATATGTAGCTTGGGTCAATTTCTGATGCTTTAAATATCTTCACATCTTTTTCAATCTCTTGACCATCTAATTCACCACCAACACAGAGTGTCATAAAATTTACCAACTTTTAATTAGAATGGACTATAGCACAAAAGAAAACCTCCCTAAGGAGGTAAAATTCAGCTAGGTAAATTTATGTTTTCGCGACCTAACCTAATTTGATTAACAAACCATTTTATATATTGTTCACGTTCTTCAAATTCTGGACATTGTAATAAGTTTATTTCAGCAAAATTCTTATGCTGAAAGTAATAAGAATAAACCAATCCATAGCCAGAACGACTATAGTTAACCCTAAAAAATGTTTCGGCTTTAGTTAAAAACATAGCTGCTATTTTTCCGGTACTATCACTTAATAATTTATAATCTTCTAAAGCAATAATTTCCTCATATAGGCTATTTAATTCTCGCTCTAATTTTTCTAATGACCAAGTCAGTGACATCTTCTATCCCCTTTTTAATAGAGATAAATTTATAACACAGAAAAGCAAAAAGCCCATCGTTTGATGAGCTTTAAAACCAGTGAATCATTTACACTTCGAACACTGTAACACGAATATGCCATACCCTGTATTTACAGTCAAGAAGATTGATTTTCCACTACTACGATCTTTATAAATTTCTCAATTGTAAAATGTGGGTAACGTGATTTAATAAAAGCTAAACCGCATTTAATGTCCTGCTGGATTTGTGAACCATAAGTATCATTACTTTTTGCGATGTCTCGAATAGACTCACCCATTACATAATGCCACCAGATTGCCCCGATCCATTCCTGAACAACCTCATCCTCTATTGATTCAAGATCATTAATGATTTTATGGATAGCACGAGCTTCATTGTCGTTTAACTGACAGCAAGTGCCTTTACGGCGGATGCATAGGCGATCTTTCAAAGTTTCATCGCTCATGTACATGGCCATTAGCTTTTCACGTTGCTTTTGCGTGATGCGTTTCGTTGGCATAGTCTTCACAATTTTGACCATTGTTTCACTATCACCGTTTAGCCAAGCTCCAAGCTGGCGACACCACTCTTCAAAACTATACTTAGACCAATCGACTGCTTGTAAAATGTGTTGTACTGGCATATTCATATTCACCCCACCATTTTTTCTATTTGCTGAACCGCTAAACCTGACTTCACTTGCTCTGTACTGAACCGTAAAACTGTAAAACCCAACATTGCAGCTTCGTTGTATTTCTCCATATCCCCTAAATAGCCCTTACCTCTTGTGTGACGTCCACCGCTCCAGATCCCGCCTTCCACCTCTACTAAAATCTTTGTACCCGTAATTAAAAAATCCGCCCGCCACTTTCGATTCGGGTGGAATTTAAATTCCTGCTCAAAATTAATCTTGCAGGCTTTAAAATGTGTTGCTAATAAAACCTCCCCTACACTAGGTTCTCGGGTTTGCTTTGCTGAACGGCGCTTTTTATTTTTCTGAATAGGAAATAATTTACGATATTCAGCAATGCTGATTGATGTCATGCAGCCCCCTTTCGATTGAAACCAACCTGAATGAGGTAAGGCATCAATTTTTGCTGTTGCTCAGGATCTGCAAGTTTTACGGCGATACGTGCTGCAAGTTGTTCATAGCTCTCGTTACCTTCTGCGTATTTACTTGCGAATTCAGGAAGTACAGAAAGTTTTTGAGAGAAAGAATAAATTTGTTTTGAACTGAGTGCGCTTGATTCTCCCTGCGGGACTCGAACCTGTGTTCCATTGTTTTTAACATGCTCACGAGATTGGTATTTTCCACATGCATTGATTAACCAATCTGCAAAGTGGTAATGCATGAGTTCAGCACAAAGATTCTTATCGGCGTTATAGAGTTCAAATGCTCGTAACTCGCGATCGAACCAAGTCGCATTTTTGATCTGCTCGTAAGTTTCCTGATCAGTTGCCAAAAGAATTTCTTCACCAAGTTTTTTTAAACTCAACCATGTTTTTTTATTTATAGATTCTATTGATAGATTCCCTGATAGGTTCTGTGTCCCAATATTGGTACTGGTCTCGGTACCGTTTTTGGGACTGGTTACGGTCCCTTTATTGGTACTAGTCCCGCTTTTGGAACCAGTACCGAAATTGGAACTAGTTCCGTTATTGGTACTAGTCCCCTTTTTGGGACTGGTTAAATCGGTTTCTTCTCGCCCCATCACCCCAATTAACTGGTAAACCTTTACGCCATTTCCAGTTAGTTCACCTGTAAATCTAATTAATGAAATTGCTTCAAGCTCATCTAAAACCTTGATCACTGTTTTACGGTTAAGGACAGTGTCTTTAACCATTCGCTTAATGCTTGGGTAACACTTGTGGGATTCTCCCGCTCTATCAGCCAAGGCCAATAAAACGAGTCTTTGACTTGAGGTCTTCACCTCTGCTTTGAAAGCCCAAATGGTTGCGTCTAAGCTCATTAAGCCCCCTCTTCATTCAATTGAATGAAAGTGCTACCCAGATAACGGATCCGCTTTGCTCGATACAAACTTGAGATAATTTGCCCAGCATGGAAAATTGGCATTCTGTGCTGCTCAGAAAGTGCTTGCATAAACTCATCCCGTGTTACGGCTGCATTTTTTTCATCACGATTTTGGCGAGCTAAATTTTCCTTACGTTTTTTAAGTAAACCAGCTAAGGTTCTTAAAGCAGGCTCATGCCAGGATTGATAACTTTGCTGGCGTTTCTGTTCTTGCAGATTGTCTTTAGTCGTTTGATTTGATAAATTAGTTTGCATATTCATTGACCTCGAAATTAATGAATCCGAAAACCACTCCTGTTCGTGCAGGTAGTGGTTTTTTATTTGAATAAAATTCGCATGTACTCAGGTGATGTAAATGCATGTGCCAAATACACTCTTGTTGCCTCAGCAATTGCAGGTGAACAATACACATCACTTTCTGGTACAACCTTCAAGCCAATGGCTGTCAACAAAGAGCTAATAAACTCAACTTCAGTCAATCCATTTGATTTCTTGTCAGTTTTCATTCGAGAAAGGATGCTTGCATCCACTCTTACCTTCTCTGCTACTTGTCTTTGGTTACTTGCATTTAATGCTTGCAATATGAGCGATTCGTTATTGCTGGCGCTTGCAGGCAATTCATTTAATAATTTGCTCATGGTTCAATTCCTAAGCGGTTAATACTTCTAGGTCTGCTTTAAGCTTCCCATCTGATTTGATTTGTAAAACTGCTTGAGTTGTCGCTGGTATTCCGTTGTTCTCCCACTTCCATAGGGTCACAGTCGAATATCCAGTTTTTTTAGATAACTCTCTTTTATTTTTACAACCGTGATAATTCATTAAGTCACTAAGATTCATGGCCACACCAAGTTAACTATAGTTAATATTTGGAATTTACCACTTGTTAACCATAGTTTCAATACGGTGTATTAACATTAGTTAATGTTTTTGGAAATTTTGTTATGTCTTTACACCAACGCATTAAACAAAAAATGGATGAAAAAAAGCTCAAAGCTGCTGATCTTGCAAGAGCAACCAAGAAGTCCCCAGTCGCGGCTAAAAAATGGCTTGATGGTGTAAGTGTTCCAACCGCAGATAATTTAAAAGTTATTGCAAAGTTTTTAGAAGTTTCTGATGATTGGTTATTATATGGTGGTAAAGAAGAACCAAAAATCGATAATAATATCTCAAAGAAAGTAGCTACATTAGCTCCTGTACTTTCATGGGTTCAAGCAGGGCTTTTTACGAATGTTCAATCTGTGGACCTATCCCAAGTTGAAGAGTGGCTTCCCCTTCCTGATGAATGTACTAATTGTTTTTATCTAAAAGTTCAAGGCGTTAGTAATCAACCAGACTTTTTGGAAGGTGATTACATTCTTGTTGATCCAGATGTTTATTACAGTGATATGCAGTCTGGTGATATGGTTGTAGTGCGAAGATTTGAAGATGCAACTTTTAAAAAGCTTGTTATCGAGACAGATGGATCTCGCTTTCTACAAGCTCTAAATCCTAAATTTGAACCGAATATCATTCCTTTGGATGAGCATTGTCATTTTGTAGGCCAAGTAGTTGATTGCATGCGATATACATACAGAGCAAAAAGAAGATCAAGACCCAAACATTCTTAAAACTGTGAACTCGGCGCAACTTACTGATCTACTCGCCAGTTTTAGCGAGCTTAGTAATTAATATTTCTAAAAAAAGAGAACATAATGATCGCAACACTTAATAAATCAAAAACTGCGCTAACTATCAATCGTCAAGAATTTAAATTGGCATTAGGAAAAATTGGTGCAGGAATTGATAAACAAATAACCTCACTTAAAAAAGCCAAGCAGAGCTACGACGCTGGTGAAATGGCACGCGAGGTTATTAGCGAAGCCAATATTTTTGAAGCTATTATTGAAGGATTTAATGAAGCAGAAGAAACTAATCTAAAGTTAGCCGATATAACCAATCTTGAAGTAGCTCAAGAATGGATTGATGAGTTTTTGGAAAAGTATTCTGGGTTATGATGCGATTGAGATAGTGATGCAATGAAAGAAATGATCTTCAAAACACATACAAAAATCCTTTTACTATCATTTGTATTTATTAGATTTAATCGCCACCCTTATTTCAATAAATAACAGCAAGTTATACCGATAAATCACCAATTTATTCACCACCCTAATTAGCATAATTATTGATCAAAATATGAAAAAAATTGAAGTTAATTCCCGCAATATCAGCCATGTTCTTTACCAACACTTCTTATTGACAGTAGTGCTTAGAACTGGTGAAAGGTTTATTTATAGACTTCTTGAAGCAAGCACATTTAAAGAATTTATTGATTCAGAAGACAAAGATAAATTTTATAGAAGCCATATTGAGGCTAATAAGAAATTTAAGCGGATTCAGCTTTTTGTGTAAATGAAACCACGACTAGACACAGTCTTTTTCAACCCACCACCACGGTGGGTTTTCTTTTAGCTAATAAGAAATAAATTAAAGTTAATAATAAATATTAACCAATGTTAACTTTACTATTGACTATAAAATTAACCATAGTTAATATTTATCTCGTAGACAACAAAAAAGCACACCGACTCTCTGACCTTTCGATGTGCTTTCCAACTTGCGAGATCAATTATGAACGTAAATACAATTCCTTTCAACCACATCAAAGTGACAGGCTTCACAGCTTTGTTTTTGATTGCTGGTTTAGCATCTTGTGAATATAAAACTGCACAATCAGGCTTCGCTTCTAAACCCTACACATTTACACCACAAACACAGCCGAGTGATTACGGCGTACAAACTGCAAAAATCACAGGTAAAACCTCTGGTATTGCTGTTATCAAACTTGATGACTTTCGTGTAACCGTTAGTTTTGACTTTGAAACGCATCCTGACAGCTATGGCGTACAAGGATCAGAGTTCACTGCGGTTGATGTAACTCAGCTCACAATTAATGAGATTACCGATATAAACGGTAAGTCTTACAGTGATTTCACTGATTACAACGATCATCGCAATATCAATGCCCTGCTTAAAGGCTTCATCGAACGTAATAAGTTGGTGGAGGCTTGATCATGAGTACTTTCAAAAAACACCCTGACGGGTACAAGTCTTACTTGGGCCGTGACAACACAGGTCTCTACTCAGTTCGCATAGGTTGGCAAGTATTTGCTTCAAACGCTAATGGCAAAGTGCTTTACAAAATCAGCAAGGATGACGTTAAAACACCTTTAGATGTTGAAAAATTCAAAGCTGAATACCCCGAAGTTTGGGAAGTGCTCACCCAAGTAATTAGCTTCCAGCGCACTAAGCAATTAGCTAAAGATCTAGGCGGCTCACATATTCCGTCACATGACCGCAAAGCTTATAAGCAAAAACGCGGCTTCACTGGCTCAAGATAAGGATAATAAAAATGACTACTGAAAATTCAAAAGACAACTTACACATCTGGAATGCTGTTAAACAGACTCCTACCAATTTTCTTAAAAAAATTGAGTTTGGTTATTTAAAAGGTAAATCAGATATTAATCCTCAATGGCGCTTAATGGCTATGACTCAAGCCTTTGGTCCAGTTGGCCACGGGTGGACCTATAGACATGTTCGCTTATGGTCTGAAAATGCACCCGATGGAACATTGATGGCTTTTGCTGAAGTAGCAGTAAAAACAAAGATTGATGGTGTTTGGGGTGAAGAGTTTTTTGGTAATGGTGGCTCAGCAATTGTTGAAGTCCAAAAAGGAAAATTGGTCGCAATTGATGAAGGCTATAAAAAGGCTGTTACAGACGCACTAGGAGTGGCGTTTAAAGCCATTGGTATAGCAGCCGACGTATACCTTGGTAATTATGATGGTAGCAAATATTTGTATAACTATGACTATGCTTTTCTCGATCAAAACACCGCTGAGCCCGAAAAGCAAAATAATACAAAACCTAATGCTCAGCCAAAACGAACCCAAGATCAGCTTTATCAGGACGCTTTAAAAGCTATTAAAGATGCTCCCGATACAACAATCCTTATGGCAGCGGCAAATCGTTTTAAAGGCACAACCTACGAAGCCGGCATCAAAACAGCTTGTCGAGCTCGTGCAGATCAAATGGGCTGGAAAACTAACCCTAGCCGGAACCAGCAACAAAACCAAACCCAACCACTCCATCACTAATTAAAGGTAGGAAATAATCATGACTAAATTAATTTCAACTCAAGATGCCTTTAATGCTTTGATCTCCGGCAAAGTTATTCTTTGCCGTCACATCGATGGTGAGTTTGATACGCTGGACCAGTTCCCAGCAACGGTATTTTCTTTGCCCGGCTATGAGTATTGTATTCAACTGCCAAAAATTGAATTGGCTGGAATTACTTTTACTCAACCTCTTACGCTTGATGATGTTAAGCCAGATCAAGACATTTACCTTATTGAACCAACCGGAAGCATTTACTGGTACAAATTCAATGAAACCGCTGCTCTTAAAAATGCTATTACAAATGGTTTTGCTCAAGAAAATATAGAAAATGCCCGGCTTCAATTAAAAGCATTTTGTGCTGCCATTGGTCGTGATGTAGATACAAGTGAAACACCTGTCGTACCTATCGGTGGTGCCGATAAACAAAAAACTGGTAAGAAAAAAACCACAAAAGCTGCATCAGCAAAACAGGTTGAGGAAACTAAGGCTGAGGATCCAACTCACGCTGAAGTGTTGGGATCCCCTTCTAAAAACGACACAGCGCCCCAGCTTACAAGCAATTTACAACACCAAGTTTTATTGGACGCTTTGAAAATTGCTAATTCAGAGCAAGAAGTTGAGAACGTTTGCTCAGGTCTTGAAAAAGAAGGCTTTACTCAAGAGCAGTTAGATGAAATTGAGGTTGCTAAACAGACTCGTTTAACTGAGCTGGATTTTATTGAAATGGATACTGCTGATACTGCTACTGAGCATGTATTTTCTGTTTTATATGATTCATTTATTAGCGAGATCGAATCTTGCACCTCTGCTGAAGAACTTAAAGCCGTAAAAAATAAGATTGGAGCAAATGGACATTTAGAAGATCAAGAGCGCGAAAATTTAATGGAAGTTATTCGAGAAAGAACTTTCAGTGATAAAGCTGCAACCGCACCAAAGGCAGTGCTTATCGGTCTAATTGATCAAGCCGACACATTAGATGAGTTATCTAAAGTTAATAACACAATTCTAGCCAGTTCAAAAAATCTTACTTCTGAAGATTTAAGCGAATTAAAAATTCATTGTGAGCAACGTAAAGAGCAACTTTCACAGCTTGATCTAATTGATTCTGATCCTGTTTATCCTGCATTCACTTACTCAGATGAACTTGTAGACGAATTGGCCTTTGAAATAGTTATGGCTGTGAATGCTGAGGAAGTTAATGCAATCTTTGACCGCACTCGCCAATGGTCAGAAGCACAACGCAAACCTTTACTAGATGCTTCTTATAAACGCCTTAATGAGTTAAAAGGCAGACCACTAATTGAGCGAATCCATGCGGCACAAAACATAGATGTTTTACGTGCTTTATTCGCCGAGATCCGCCTGCTTGAAAACGGGACTCAAAAGTATGAAGCAATGACAGCATACAAAAACCGTGAAGCTCAATTACCTGGTGCACCAATGGAGATTAGCCAATGAAATATCGCTATTCAACAATGACCCGCACTTTACTTGTGATTGGTGCTCATATGAATCATCAGTTCGACAACGTAAACCCTTCTGAAATTGAATATTGCTTAGTGAATGTAAAACTTAAAGAAGCCACATGGAGAAAGTGAATATGAGTACTGCTACTGAACTTAAAAAAGCAAATGAAATGACTAATTTCAAAAAATACAAAGCGAAGGTTTACGAGGCTCTAGCAAAGGATACTTACGGCTTAACAATTTCTCAATTGGCGACTGTTTACAAACTTAGTGCGAAAACGATTAAGCAAATATTGGCAGAACTTGATGTTGAGAAAAACGGCGATGTTTATTTATTAAAGATTAAACAGCCTATTCCCTCAACTCCACAGTTTCCAATTTATGATAGTTGGCTGTCTAAAAATATGGCCACGCTTCGCCAGGCTACAGCTCATCTCAGTAAAAATGATGTTAATGACCTCATTGAGGTTGCAGGAAGAATAATTTGGGAAGCATCGAAAAACCAGACAGTGCCTGAAGGTTATGTCCTTGTTACTGAGGATCAGGCAAAAGATACTGCGCGCTTAGATTTCATGCTTGATGACTCTACTAAACGAACTGTTTGTCATCAGAAGCATTGGTCTGATGATGGCGATTTACTTAAAGAAGGACAATGTGTAGCAGAAATTTATTATATATCCGGGTGGGATTACTTATATGAGTCAATCGCTGAAACAAAGAGAAAGGCTATTGATAAGGCAATATTTGAAAGTGAATCGGGAGCTGAGCAATGAAAGAAGTGAAAGGTGTTAATAAAGAAGCCGAGATTGAGAAGTTTAATGCCGCTAATGATGATGAAGAATTTTCACCAGAATCACTTGCGGCAATACTTGACGTTTCAACCTCATGGTTGCAGAAAAAGCGCTGTGAAGGTGGCGGCATTCCCTTTGCAAAAGTTCACTATCGAAAAATTATTTATAAAAAAGCTGATGTTTTAGCTTATATTGAACGACAACGCATCCAATCAACATCACAAATGGCGGTTTAACCGCCTTTTTTATTGTAAAAATTTAGTAGGCAAACAATAGGCTAAAAACCAATAAAAATAGGCAAATTTGAAGAAATAGGCAGATAGTAGGCAAATAAAGTATATTATCGTATCATAACAAGTGTTTTGGTATTGTTTCAGATGTTATTATTAAAATACAAATACTTAAAAACACTTTTCATATGATTTTAAAGAGTCTAATATCGTTTCATATTGCCATAAAACCCTTTTTACCCGAGAACTCATCGGGTTCAGGGTAACGACACATGCAGCGGCATCTTCGGAGCATTTAGTTTTAACTTTAAGAAAAATTCAAAATATTTATTTTAATTTAACCTTTCATACAGACCTGTCAGTCTAAAATTCCTTTTTAAACATTAAATTACGCTATTAATTTACCCTACACCTCTACCATATTATTTTTCATTTCTATTAAGACACTCTTCATACCAAGCTGTTTGAAAATCTTCTATTGCTTTTCTTTTAAAGAAACTGGTTTTGAATACTTTGGCAGAGTAAGCCGAATTAATTAAATCCTGATAAAGTTGTTTTGCTTTAGGATCTTCTAGACCATTCGCTATGTGTTGCAAGTCTTGAGATGGAACTTTTTGTTGACGTGCCTCCATGACTGTATGAGCAACTTTTTTCACTACATTGCAAATCTCAGGATCACTTACGTTTTCGTCTGCATGACAACTTAAAGCCAAAAAACCAAGAAGAAATAATCTAAACTTCAT